TGGACTGATCGGGGGAACGACACATCAGCGAACGGAAGTTTGCTGAATTCCTCACGGAAGTTTGCGATATACTCATGAACATCTTGCTCTTCCTTCGACATAATCAGGTTGAGCGTGTCGATAATCGCTTTACGACACACAGCGGGAGTCGATGACTTGACCGCTTCGATACCCATGATCTTCAGCTTCGGTTTGGCATAACGCACGCCTTCCGAGTCATGAACGTTGAGGATATAACGCTTCTTCGCAGTCCAGATACCACGATCAGCGATAACCTCACGCTTCATGTTCATCTTTTGTTGAAATGACCCCATCCGAACAGCAAGATCCGAATAGATACGATCAATAACTGGTTCCATCTTCTCAGAAGCAACCTTGTCAAGAAAATTAACGATCTTTTCTTTTCGAGCGACTGGATCACTTGGTAACGATCCTCCGTCTTTAAAGACCATAGATACAAGCTTGTCAAAAGTAATGTATAGCGAATCCGTATCTGACGCAATGACATAATCTTCTCCTTCCGTTTTTAGGAGGTTATTAAGATACTTATTCATTTCGTTTTCAGCCCAACGAATCGAGAGCTGACCGCCGAGAGTAATCGCAGTTGCTTGATTGATATCGAAGAAACGGAAGTATGGATTACCGATTGCACCATAAGCTGAGTTTAGCTGAACCTTCTTAGCAAGCTGCATGTTCTTATATCTAGAAATATCTTTGACAGATTGCTTGGACTTAGTTTTCTCGTATTCCTTCTGAGCTGCAATCATCTTTTCCTTATAGACGACGCGATCGTTATACATACGCTCCATGATCTCAGGCAAGAATCCTTGCTTGTCTTTCTTGAATAAGCAACCATTCGCTGCTAGACCGTATCCTTCAGGAACATCTGGGAAGATACCTTCGAGCAATTCATCCACGCTTGTCTGAACCTTGATAGTCTGACCGCGATTGTCACGCAGCAGAGTTTCGGGTGAGATGTTATACTGCATAATCAAGTGAGGATACAGAGAGTTCAAGTCGAACGACATGACCCAGTTGTGCGCACCGACCTGTGGATCCTTAACGAACGCACCAACATACGCTTCGTCTTTCGCACCACCACCGTCTAGCGGAACTGCAATCTTTTGCTTATAAAGGTGATTGTGAATGATGACGTCCCACATGCGCACCTGAGTGAACACATCCATGAGCGTGACCTTCGCATCATACGCGAGCGCGAGAGCCATGTCAATGAGTTTCATCTTATCGTCCAGTTTCTCAACCAGCTCGGTATCGATGATGTTATACTCAATGAACTTCTGGAAGTTGTTTAGGTAGAACTCATGCAGCGTATCGTATTCGCTGTAGTCCAACTTACGTTCACCAAGCTCAACAGAAGCGATATGGTCGAGACGATAGCTTTCCTGCTGAGAATATGTGAACTTCATATACATCTCGAGATAGTCGAGAGTAGCAACACCGCAGATAGTATATGCAAGCTGGTCTTTGAACTTAGTCTTGACCTGACGCTCTTTGAACATACGCCAAGGAGAGAAACGCTTTGCTTGATCTTCACCAAGCACAGTGCTCATACGCTTCACGAGATAGGGAATATCGAAGAACGTGACGTTCCAACCAGTCACGATGTCGGGATATCCACCTTCAGCCCACTCGCTAAGGAAACGCATAAGCAGTTCCTTCTCGTTGTTGCACTGATGATAGAACACATCCTTACGATTAGGAATGAACTCATGGAATCCCCACACATGGAAGATACCATCTTTCTTCATGGTGATCGAGATGATCTCATCACGAGCTAGTTCGACTGTAGGGAAACCGTTCTCTGAGCTGACCTCGATATCGATGTAAGCGACTTTGATTAGGTCGCGATCATAAGCGATTTCGTCTGGATACTCTTCGTTGAGATACGAGTAGAGGAAACGTGGCATCCCATAGATCTTGAAGTTGCTCACGTCTTCATAGCGACCCATGAACTCCTTCGCGTCACGCATGGAATCGAAATCCATTCGGTCAAGCGGAAGCCCACGAATGTCCTTCCACTCAGCGTTTGGGCGCTTAGATGGGACGAACATCGAGGGCTTGTATGGGATCTTCTCGTTGAATTGTTGTCCGCGATCGTAACCGCGAACAAGGATGTTGTTACCGACTTGAAGGGCGTTCGTGTAGAATTTTGTCATGATGTAATCATATCACAAAACTACACAGTTGTCAAGATCCCTTTCTTGGGAAGGACAAGCCCTGAACCGAAGTTCTGATTGTAAGCTGCTTCGATCTGATCGTCTGGCTCGTAAGTGAACAAGACATTGCGAGGATCGAGGACGACCTCCTTTGTCTTAGCCATAGGAATGAAATCGACAAGAGCCATCTGTGCTTTACCAGCAGCTCCTGGCTGAATCATAACAGCAGCAGGCTTTACAATCTTTACCATACCTTGCATCACACTCACTTTACCAACAATCTCATCACCGTTGATGAGACGGAGCATCATGATTGTTGTGACATTCTGTGCTTCATTATCCATATCAAATATCCTTACTTAGTTACGCCTTGCATCTTTTCTTGACCACGGGACCACGCGGCGATACCAAGGACTGCGCCCATTGCGAGATGGAATAGACCAGCGCCTTGCAGCGTTAGAGGATTCCATTGAACCATTGGTGTCTTTGTCATAACCTGAGCGATTGACCACAGCACTGGAAAGATTGCCATGTCAAGCACGCAGATAACCATATAACACCAACCCATTGCTGGACGCCACTTCTTGACCATCCAGTCTTCATTCTGTTTTGCGTTCTCAGCTTCCCATTGTTTCTTTTCTAATTCAATCTTTGCGAGCTGAGCAGCTTCAGAAAGTTGTGGTGCAGCTGGAGCCATAGGAGCAGAACCGAATGATGGTCTGCTATATCCCATGTCAATTCTTGACGCTGCACCTTTCGTTGCTGGATCTAGCTGATCCATAGCAACTGGGACTTTTACTGGTTCTTCGTTTGGATCTGGGTTTCCGAATCTAGGCATCGTATTTCCTTATGTGAAGATATGAAGAGCTTCTGCATAATGAGACTTACGATCTTCTAGCCCGATCGTTCCACCGTTGATCTTCTTTGTTACAGTTACAATATCACCCTTGTCAGCCCACTTGTTTAGTTCGCGGGAATCCCAGAACCAGCAAGCAGACCAGACTGCACCCTCAGCTGTATCTAACCAAGCTGTTGCTTCTTCGAGAGACATTTCCATGTCTGAAGCAAAAGCTGAATAGTTGCTCTTGCCTGTGAGCTGGATGAATCCACGACCACGATAGCGATAGCCATCACCAGACGCTTCGTCGCCGTTACCCATGCGATTACCGTAAACTACGTTCGCAATCTTTTCGGGTTTCTTAGCATAAGCATTTGCATCACGACCAGCGCGAATGAAATACTTAGGGAAAATCTTGTTGAGACCTTGAGCGGAATAGTTAAGATTTTCTTCCACGACAGAAAGCCCAGCGGACTCGTGTCCAGCCTGAGCAAGGAACATGGAAATTCTTTCGGGAGTGTTAATTTCGTAGAACGCGAACGCATCGTTCAGCGGTTCTAAACATTCTAGTAGCCATTCCTCTGTAGTATCTTCAAAGAACTGACATAATTGTTCATGTGTCACAAGCATGGGTAGTCTCCTTTCGCGCCTATTTAGCCGTTAGGATAACTACCCATGTTGTTTAAGTGATGACTGATATTACTTAAAAGCCTGCGAATGTAAACCATAGGACTTCCAGAATTGCTTGTTAGCTTCCTGCATGATATCAATACGCTTGATACCGAGTTCGTTAAGTTCTTCGTCTTTTAGAACAGCAAGTTCGAGGATCGTGTTGTAATAACGGTATGTGCGCTTTAGCCAATCTAGCATGTATGTCTCCTGTGTGTAAACGGAAAAAGGCTGGTCAGCGAACCGACCAGCCTGTCATAATCTAAGTGGATATCAGGACTTAGTCCTTGATATCGATCTTCTTAGGTTTCTTGCTGTCGGGGATAATGTTCTCGAGCCAGACCTTCAGAATGCCGTTAATCATTTCGGCGTTCTTAACTTCTACTGTATCAGCAAGAGTGAATGTGCGATTGAACGCACGCTCTGCGATTCCCTTGTAGAAGTAGTAGGCGTTTGCATTATCCAGATCGCTGGCGTCTTTAGTCTTACCAGCGACTGTTAGCTTTCCATTGTCAAGAGTCAGTTCAATGTCTGTCTTAGCGAAACCAGCAACTGCTAGTTCGATGACATACTTGTTCTCATCTACCTTCTTGATGTTGTATGGCGGATAGCCAGGAACATTCTTACCGACCGACTCCAGCTGATCAGCGAGCAGCTTGAAAGTCTTATCAAACCCAACTGAGAATGGGTCGTAAGAAGAGAAGTATGATGGGGGGAGCTGTGTTGTGTAGTCGTTCTTAGCCATAGTGATAACCTCCTGTTAGGCAAGATTAAATTGTGACCCCGAAGGCGTCACGTTCTATATATAAGCGCCGCAACAAAAATGTCAACCCTCGGAACGTTTTTTTCCGATGTTATATTTCGCTT